TGCGCACTTTTCCAATATACCAAAACAAGAAAAACCCTATCTAAAATAAATAGGGTTATCAAAAACGGTAGTAGTAGAATGTATCTCACACTACAAAGTTATACTTTTTTTTTAATTATCTGTCATCACGCATTAATTCTTGGTAGTGTAAAATTTCTTCAGCTTCATCTTCGTACTCAAAACCAAATTCAGTTGGATCTTCGTAAATTAATTCCTCTAATGTTTCACAAATTAGTTTTGAATTACGGTTGTTTAATATTCCGTGTTTTACGTAACTACCTTCGTGGTCATATAAATCATAACGGGTAATGTAAACCTGTAAATCTTCTACTTCGTTTCCATCTCTTGTAAATTCTACTTCAAATTGAAATTCCATTGAGCCAAACCTACCTAAGTTAATATCGAAATATCCTTTACGGTTGTAAAAATCTACTTCTTCAATTTTCCAATTACGTGTTTTCATAGTGCTTTGTTTTAATTATTTCTTCAAAATTAATATAACTTTTTAAATAAACAACACTTTTAAAAAAAAAATGCGGAATTTTTTACGTTCCGCACCTTTGACTTTGCCGACCTTAGTTACATTCCTTTTTCATTTAGGTATTTCGCTAAACGCTGGATCGTTTTACTTGTTAAAGACTTGCCGTTTAAAAACGTGTGAATATTACTTTGGTGCAATTTAGCATCTAAACAAAAAGCATTTAATGATAGTTCGTGTTTTTGTATGTAATCCCGTAACATTTTACGCGTTAACTCGTCGCTATTTGCTATTATTTTACTTGCTTTCATTTAGAAATCGTTTAAAAAGTCGGATATATCGTTGCTTTGTGGCTTCGCTTGTTGTTCTTCAGCTGGCTTTATTGATAAACTTAAATAGTTTTTACCGTTGTTACTTTGTTTTTTCCAAGCGCTAATGTAAAATTCACGTCCTAAAATTGTTATTTTACCGTTCATATCGGGGTGCGTTTCTTTCGTCTTTTTGTCGTTTGTAAATAACGCTCCGCTGTTGTCTCTTTTTTCCATTTTACTTTTTATTTATTTTTAATTTTAACATTTTAATTACTAAAGAATCAGCATTTACAGTACCGCCTTCATCTGTTACCGTTAATAAGGCTTTTACTAATTGGTTTAATTCTTTTAGTTCTTTTTTTAATTCTTGTATTTCTTGGTTTACTTCAGGGTTCATAACATTTGTTTTACCATAACCATTTTAAAAATCTTCTAATAATACCTAATTTATTTTGTTTAGTAGGTTTGTTTACTTGTTTTGCATTATTTACTTTTTCTTTCATCTTATCCTGATAAGATTTTGTTCGTGTTTTTGGCTTTGGGGGTAACGGCGTTTGTGGCATATCAAAATTTAATTTAGCTTGAATTTGTCTTTTCTTAGGTGGGTGCTTTACATTATTATAATAATATAAGTGTTTTCTGAATTTTTCAATTAATTTATATGTAATTGGAATTTTTTCATTCCATTTAAGAAAACCACCGTCTAAATAAATAATATTATTTTCTTTTAAAAACGGGTGCCAAATATGACTCATTTTCTTTTCTCTTAATAAATTAGTTAAATACTTATAATTATTTTTAGTTATTTCGTCTTTAACTTCTTCTAAATTTTTAATCCAGTTAATAGCTGTTTTTTTACTTGGGTTTCTCATATTAAATCTATTATTTCGTTATAATATTCGTTACATTCTTCTATTCTTGTTTTAATAGCTTCGATTACTTCATCGTCTCGCTTTACTACGTGCGTTTTAACGCGCTTTTCCTTAGGTATGTGCATGAAAGTGTGTTTATCTTCTACAAACTCTCTTAAATCGGAACTTTCACTAATTAAGTTTTGTTTCCAGTGTTCCCTTCTAATTTCATCTTCTACTATTTGTAAAGGTGTATCGATTAAACAATAGCATAATAAAGCCTCTTGTTTGTCCGTTAGCCACATATAACCCTGAAGCTGGTAGTAATAATCTTTGTTATTTAGTTCGTTTTCTATTACCTTGTCAAAAAACGTAAACGCATCCCAAGAACTTTTAACATCTATTAGTACGTCCGTGTTTACATCTGGCTTTCCTGTTACCCAGTCATTAGAAAATTGTTCTTCATTCTTGTAAATAAAGCCTACGTCTAAAACACTTTCAGTTAATTTAATCGCTTCGGGTTCTACTTCGTTTCCTTTGTCCGTGTATCTACTCCAGAACTCTTTATGTATTCCGTATTTTTCTTGTATTGCTAATTCTAAAATGTAGCTTTTAGTAGTTTGAGAAAGACGTTCCCCCTTTGTACGGGGGTTCGTCATTATTTTGCCGATTTGTGAACAACGTACTTTCATAATAACAAGGCTTTTTCTTGTGCTTCGCTTAATTGAAATTTCTCTTTTAGCTTTTCGATAGTAATTTTACCTTCGTTAATTGCTTTCAAAGCATCGGTAAATCTTTTGTTATCCAACGTTTCTTTTTTAGGTTTTTCTTGTTCACCTGAAGCGTCCGTGTCTTTGTCGGTAACTAATCCTAAAATTGAACTTAAACAGTACCTACGAAAATACGTAACACCCGAACCAAAACTTTGAAAGTCGTTCATTCCTTTTAATTGTACGTATGGGATCATGCAGTTACTTTCTATTTGTTCACCGCTTTCTACATGAAATACTGCCGTAGCTAAATAGTTAACGCCTTCTTTAGTGTTTATTAGTTGCGTGAATCCTAATCCGTGTTTTTGTAGTAACGGGTTTATTTCTTCAAAAATCTTTGGTAAATCAGCGTAGGAATACCCGTACCCTTGTGTCGCTTTGTGAATTACTTTAACTTCTTGCTGGAACGCTGCCAGACTTTTTAATAAATGTTTCATAATAACTTTGTTTAATTTTCTACAAATATAATATTAATTTTTAATATAATAATAGTTTTAAAAAAAACTACAAAAATTTCTTTAAACCTTGTGCGCAGCGTTCAATTGAATTTGCTCGTTCCTGAAGGCTTGTTATTTGTTCAAGTATAGTTTGCTTACAATCGCTTGTAAAATACCCGTGTGATGTCGCTATTAAGGGTATTAAGCCATTTGAACGAATGTAATTAACCATTTTGCGTAAACGCGGACCAGTCATTTTAATTTTGTATCCGTGTAATTGTAGATAATGATTCATGCGTGTTACTATTAATTCGCTTTTTATCGGATTGTTTTTTTTATACTGCCTAAATCCGTGAATTACTATATTTAGTATTTCCATTTCTTCAGCTGTTAACTCGCTGGTGTGTTCTTCAAATCCCGTAATCATTTGTAAATGTTTTTAATGTTATTCTTTTGAGCATATCTAATTACAAAGTCTTGCGCATCTTCTAACCTTTGACTTGAATAAAGATACTGCCTATTCCTACGAACGTAAAAATAATTATAAACGTAACCATACTTGTTTTTTACCTTAGTTGGGTAAATCCATTTTAATTTAATTTCCATATTGTTTAATTTTTGTTATTATATTATTCAAATAATGTATTTTGTATTTGAGTGTCTTTAAATCTTTTTTCCGCCATACTTAAATTTATTTTAGCTTGTTTGAAATAACTATCTTTTAATTCAATACCTATTGCTTTTCTATTCATTGAAACAGGTGAATAAACTTCACTACCTACACCCATAAATGGAGTAAATACAATTTCATTTTCATTTGAATATAATTCTACTATACGATCAATTACATCAAGTTGCAATGGGTGTACGTGCTTTTCGTCATCTTCTTCGCGTGAATCTCTAAATGGCAAAACATTATCAATTCTAATATCGTCCCAAACTGACGAAGCGTAACGCTGCCAAATATAATGGCTTAATTTATTGCTTTTTGGATCTTCATGATACATAAACTTTTTATTTAAATAATCCCATAATTGAATCTCGTTAAAATCAGTGTTATTTGCATTATTATAAGCTGTTAAAATATTTGGTAAAATAGGCGTAGCTCCAAAGTATTTTTTTAAACCGCACGGATGAGTTACTGGCACTTTGTTTTCTCCTTTTTTAGTAAAAATTAAAACATAATCAGGCATAGCAGTAAAACATTTTGTAGCGTCTTCAACTATAAATTTGTGCATTAAAGATTGAACCATAGTACGCATTCTAACCTTTAACGGCTCTTTCCATATAGTAATTCTATTTCTATATTCAAATCCGTGTTTTTCGTGTATTCTTATTATTTCGTGAGGAAAATCCCACAACCTCGAAGTATTATCAAATACATCCGTACAATGTACGGCGTTTATTCTGCCAGGTTTTGTTATTCGAGCCATTTCAGATACTAAAAAATCATATTGATCTAAAAATTGTTCTTTTGACTCGCAGTTACTAAAATCATTAGGACTACTTGAATAATTGTAAAGTCCTGCAAATGGTGGAGAATATATTGATAAATCAATACTTTCGTTTTCCAACGTTGGTAATACCAGCATACAATCACTATTGTAGATTGCATAATTTTCAGTTACTAACTGATCTTTTACTTTGTTTTCCATAATTTAAAATTTAGGTTTTATTATTTGTTTATCGAATTCTTTTACGTTATGTACAAAAGATGAGTTTACTTCTTTTGTAAGGTTTTCATATAATTGTATTGCTTTTTCTGTTTTCTTTTGAAGCGCTTCAATTATTTTTGTTTGACCGTCTGAAATTACTATATCAATTGTCACGTCGTTTTTTTGACCAAAACGCCAAAATCTACGTATAGCTTGATAATATTGTTCGTAGCTATAAGTTGGAAAAAATACAGAATGATTGCAATGCTGCCAGTTTAAACCCATTCCAGTCATTTTAGCCTTTGTTATAATTCTATTTATATTTCCTTTTGCAAAATCAATTAAAATAGCTTCCTTTTTTTCTATTGACATTGATCCAATTATTTCTACCGCATCTTTATCTAATTGCTTTAATAAAGAACTTTCAGTATTCAAATTGCACCAGTAAACGGAAGTCTTATTGTTTGCAAGATTAAAAGCCTTTTCACATCTTTCAGTTAAAGTGCTTTTTTCTTCGTGTTTTATTTCGTGAAAATTCTTTGCAATTATATTAAACATTTGCATTTGACCATTTACGCTAATATCACTTTTATTTTCTACGGTGTGTTTATTTATAATCAATTTAGGTAAATTGTATCTTTCGTTTGAAAAACCTAAATCTGACGGCATTTTTATCATTATAGACCATTGATTAACCCAAGCGAAAAAATCCTTTTCAGCATGAGGCTTTAAATACCATTTTTCTCCAGCGTGTTTAGGATCTATTGAATCGTTATTGTTTTTAAAAAATTTACCTAACATATCCATATAACCCATATATCCAAGAGCTTCAGAGCTTGTACCTAATTCTATAAAATCATTTGGCGAAGGTGTCGCAGTTGATAAAAATCTATAAGGTATTTTTTTTACAAATGAGTTAATTTGATTTTTAATTTTGCCATCAAAGTTTTTAAGTATTGAACTTTCATCTAAAATAACTCCTACAAAATCAATTGAATTAAAATAATGTAAACGCTCGTAATTACATATTACTATTTTTTTAGTAAATTTTCCGTCTTTTGAATATTCTATATCGTCTATTCCTAATTTTGCGGCTTCATCTAAAAATTGAAAAGCAACGGCTAAAGGTGTTAATATTAAAACGTGTTTATTAGTTTGCCTAATTATGTTATTTGCTATTGATAATTGAATAAGTGTTTTACCTAATCCAGTATCAGCAAATATCGCTATACGACCTTTTCTAATTGATTTTTCAATTATAGCCTTTTGAAAGTCAAAAGCTATTTCAGGAATGTAATTAGGCTCAAATCCAAAATTTCCAATAGTGTGTTTTTTCTTTTCTAAAAATTCTAAATAATTCATACGCTTTGTTTTTAATTGTTTTCAAAATTAATCTAAATTTTTAATATAACAACTATTTAAAAAATATTTTTTATCTTTTTTTTATAAGTTGCTATAATTTCTTTTAGTTCTTCAATCGTAAACTTTCGTGTTTTTGTAGCTTCAGCGCTTAAATTCTCAAATTCTTCTATTCCTATTTTCTTTAATAGGTTTTCCCGGTAGTAAATTAAGTTACCCGAAAGAAAAGTATTGCAGTGTTCGCATTGAAGATGCACGTTCATTTCATTAAAACGTACCGACCAATGATTATTAGCATTGTAGAAGTGTCCCGCATTTTCTTTTAACGGTTTCTTTTGACACGAAATACAAACGTTCCCAACATCACGTAAACGAATATATTTATTAAATACTTGCTGCGCTAATTTTATATAGTCCTGAATAGTCATTAAATCTGCTTTTAACTTCGCTTTTTTCTTTTGCCAGTTCTTTTGTTTTACATCGTTTATCCATTCAGTTACGCAGTTAGGGTCAAAGCAATTTTTTTGCAAAAACACGGACGGTTCAAAGGGTTGTTTACAGTACTTACATTTTCTTGGCTTCATATTTCACCGCTTATTAACATTTCTAAATGCTTATTCAAACTCTTATTTTCTTGTTTTAGCTTTATGTTTTCAAGTTCTAATTCGTGGTTTCGTCTATTTGTAGCCATTAACATTTTATCTACGTGGTTTAAATATTGCACCGCTTCGCCTACTTCGGTTAAACTCTTTTCCATTGATTCAATTAGGTCGGTACGGTGTTCGTGTTTTTCTTTAATGTTGGCTAAACTAAATTTTATCTTCCAGTAAAGTACGTTTAAACCAGCTTTACGTTTTATCATTTCAAGCATAATTTCAATATTTCTTGTTCAACTTGTACCCAATAATCATATGACAATTGTATATCAATATCTCTATAATCCCATCATTGTTTTTTCATTTCAGAAACTAAAATCAATGCACATTGTATAGCATCATTAAATGAAAAATATTCTATATGAGCTTGAAATAAATCATATGTATTAACTATTTGTTTTGCTTTTTCTTTAGGTTTCATATTTATTTATTTAAAATGGCATAGTCATTTCGCCATTTGCGTTTTCAATTGGTTTTAATTCTTCAAATGCGCCTTGCTTCATTCGTTCGCTAAACGAAAGTAATTCTTTTCCGTTTACAATATCAGGGTTACGTACGGGAAAACTATTTGATTTTACGCTTTTAGGTCGGTGTTTTTGTAGCGGGTCAACGTTACCAATTACAAAACCTAAACCCGAATTAAAATTACACATTACGGGTTCGTTCAATCCAGTATGTTTACCGCCCGTTTCAACGTCTTTTATTTTTTCTACGTTGATCCAAGTTGAATATTTCATTATAGGGTCTTTTACTAAACGATGAATTACAAAGAAATCGTCGCAACGGTTACTAAATGCTTTACCGCCTTCAATATGGTCTTTTAAAGGTGCTTTTAAGTTACCCTTCCATTCGCCTTCCGTGTAAATATTTGCACCCCTACCGCTTTCAGTATTCGGGTGCGTGTTTATGTACAACGTCATTCCGGTAAAATTAACCATTTGCCGTGCTTTATTCATAAATTCATAGTTACCTTCGTACGTCATTTGCCTATCTAAACCCGTAAACGGGTCAATTAAACCTACTTTGCAATTACTATCTTTAAATATCTTTAATAATTCTTCAGGTTTGTATAGTTTTGAGTTATCTACAAATTGAAAGTATTGTTCTAAGTAAGTTGAATAAGTCATTATCTCGTCTTCGGTAAGTGTTTTAAATTGTTGTCCTGAATACATTTGAATTAAATCACGTAATATTTGACCTTTTTGATTTTCACCACTCCAGATGCAAAACGTTAATTCGTGTTTTAGTGCTAAATTTAAAAAGTACCAATTTATCCAATACGTTTTCCCGACGTTGTCATGTCCTAAAATGATATTTAGTTGTTTAGGCTTAAACCGTAAATAATTGTCTAAATCGCATCCTATTTCTAAACCTTGTTTTATTTTACCATTACGGTAGTTCAATAAATAATCTATTGAATCTCCAGCTGTTTTTAACATAATCCTTGTGCTTTAGCAATATAATATTCGGGCGGGTTCGGGTCGTTTTGATTTTTAGGATATTTCTCCTTTAACCAATTTAAAGAAGTCAAATATAAGGAATTGTATTTTTTATTTTGAGCATAATTTTCAACGCTGTCTAAAATAAAATCTATTTGTTCTTGTGTATAATCAATTTTTAACTTATTAAATTCTTCAATTGTTAATTTCAAATGTTTAAATTGCCTATATTCTTTGAATCTAAATTAAATTCTTTGTTTATTTCGTCACGTACTATTTTAATATCTACGTTCTTTGTGTCAATATCTACTTTTAAGCTCGTTCCGTCTTTTTCTAAATTCACGTCTAAATTATCCGTGTCAATTGTAATTTTTTTCTTTGCCATTTTTAAAATTCGTTTATTAAACAAGTTGAAAT